TGCAAAATTATCTAAATCAAATTTTGATAGTCAAATAAGAGTAAAATTTATTAAGAGGGTTTTGAGAAATGGAAAACCACTTAAAGAATCCGTAAATGAAGCTAAAATAGCACATAGTAAAGGTGGATCCGTAGAAGTAGGGAAATGGTATTTACTTAACTATGGAAAATGGAAAGACAAAGTTAAAGTATTGAGTATAGACTCTAAAGGAATGAAAGTTTATAATCCAAATGATAATTGGAGATACACCATACCAATGACTATGATAAAGAAGAAAAAGATTGGGGGATATATGACTCCACTACAAGAATCAGTAAATGAAGCTAGAAGCACAAATACCGAATGGAATAAGTTTGAAAAGGACTATGGAGATTTTTTCAAAACAGTTGTTAAACTTGGTAAAGCTAATACTAAATTAACTGGTGATAAAACTGATGAAAAAATATTTTTAACAAACTTTACCAGAAATGTTGGTAAATTTTATACTCTAATGAAATCTTGGAAACGTGGTCAAAACGAATCAGTAAATGAATCTATTGAATTACCACAGGGTGTGGAATTTGGTAAAGTATTTACAGGATATGGTAAATCTTTTGTTAAAGAAGAATCCATAAATGAAGCTACTCCAAAAGAAAAAGGTAATCTAAAAGTAATGAAACCCAAGTTTAAAAAAACTATGGATAAGATTTATAAAGATGTAGCATCTATATACCAAAATTTAGGTAGTGTTGAAGCTGATAAATTAAAAAGGGCTTATATTGCAGCAATTAATAGAGGGTTAAATCCACACACAAATATGTTTATGAAACATAATGCACAAAAGATATTAGATACCGCTTTTAAAAATGAATCTGTAAATGAAGAGTGTTGTGGTAATTGTAAAGAAGGAAAAGTTTGTTGTGATGTACATGAAAAAATTTCAAAAGATGAGTGGGCAGAATATCCAAAATACGCAAGAAAATTAAAACCATATATGAAAAAACTTCTTAAAGTACCTGTAAGGGTTAGAGTTATAAAACAAGCAAATCATAATCCCTGGATTGAAGTGAGAGTATCCAGATTTGGAAAAGATATTATACCAAATGATTTCAGAAAAAGAGCCCTAAAGGCAATTGGTGGTGGTAAACCGAGAGATATGGATAACATTACATATGGTAACATAACTGCTGGTTCAGTTTCAATGAAACACGACCAATGGGTAAAATTATTAGGGAATAAAGTGAAAAGTGAATCCGTAAATGAAGCTAGAACTATTAATGTAGAACCTAATTGGGAAGGCATGTGGAGATTTTTTAAGCGGATGGCAATAACTAACCCAAGAGATTGGAAAAAAATGGAACGTAAGTTGGGGGGTGAGTGGCTTAAAATAGATAAAATGGCACAACAAAAAGGATGGAAATCCGAATCCGTAGATGAAAGTGGTATTTTATATCGTGCTGGTGTAAAAAAATATGGTAAAGAAGGAATGCGTAAAATACAACAAGCCGCGGGTAAAAGAAAATCTCATGCAGAAATAGGTAAAATTAAAGATAAATATGAAAAAGAATCACTTGAAATAGATGAAGGATTTGGTAGCTCTGAATTAATGGGGAAAAAAGATTTAGCAGTATTTGAAAAAACAAGACAGAAAAATGCTGAAGTTTTGGGTTATAAATTAACAGGACAAACAGATATTAAACCTATAAAGGAAAAATCTAAAGTTACAAAGTAATAAATGAAAGTTATATTTATAAGTGATGGAATTACGTAAAATAATAGAATTTTTTATTTCATTGTTTAAAAAAAGCAATAGTGAAACTGTACCCAATATTAGGAGCAATACAATGCGAGAAGAAGTTTTAACGTCATTTGACGATATAATTGAAGTAACTTTAGAACACGAAGGTGGTTATGTCCACGACCCAAAAGATTTAGGTGGTGAAACCAACTTTGGTATAGCAGGTAGATTCTATCCAGATGTAGATATCAAAAACCTTACAAAAGAAGGTGCAAAAGATATTTATAAAAAAGACTATTGGGATAAGAATAAGGTAGATGACTTACCAGAAAACTTAAAACATATATTCTTTGATATGGCAGTCAATCAGGGAAGAGGTTCGGCAGTCAAAATATTACAGAGAGCAATAAATGGTAAAGGTGGTAAGTTAACAGTTGATGGTGGTTTTGGACCTGGAACAAAGGCAGCATTAGCAAAACATACCCCCGAATTAGATAGAGTTCGTTGCTATAGAGTTAAATATTATATGGATTTAGTAGCGAGAAAACCTGAGCAGGAAAGATTTTTGTTTGGGTGGTTTAGACGTGCGTTGGAAGTATAGTGCTTAAATGGCATAGGAAAGTTAAATGGATAAATTAACTGAATGGTTAACTAAACCTTTTTTGGATGAGAATGTAGATTTACCTATAGAGATTGGTGATACAGTCAAGATGGGAAAATTCAAAAACAAAAAGGTAGTCGTTAAGAAAATAGATTGGAATGAAAAAGGTGATTTACTAATAAACGGTAGACCAGCTTTAAAGTTCAGATTAATGCCCAAAACTAATATTTTTGATAAAGAAGAAGTTACTGAAGAGTGGCCTAAAAATTGGATACCTACAGGGTTGGGTATGAGAAAGCGACAGAAGCGGGTTTATGGTAGATTAAATCGTTCTATTAGAGAAGGAGTAAATGACCCAGGTATATTTAAAGCAGTTTTTCTTGCAGGTGGTCCTGGAAGTGGAAAGTCATATGTTGCTGGTGGATTGTTTGGAATACCAGATAAAGTAAATGTTTCTGCTTATGGATTAAAACTTGTTAATCAAGATACAGAATTAGAAAATTTTCTGAAAAAATACTTTGGTACAACGGATTTAGATAATATGCCAGATGATTTATTTAGACAGATTACAGATCCAGGTTATAGTGCACATATGGGTGTTAGAAAACATGCTAAAGCCTTGAGTAAACAAAGATTAAAGTTATATTCACAAGGTAGACTTGGTGTTATTATTGATGGAACTGGACATAAATTTAATGAAGTAAAAATAGAACGACAAAAATTAATTGATTTAGGTTATGATACCTATATGGTATTTGTAAATACTTCATTAGAAGTTGCACAAATGAGAAACAAATTAAGAGATAGAGTTTTACCATCTGAACTTGTAGAAAAGTATTGGAATAATGTTCAAAAGAATATGGCATATTTTCAAGGANTATTTGGTGGGTCTAACTTTATGTTGGTAGATAATAATGCTACTTTAAATCCAAAACAAGCACAGAAAAAGTTTAATATGTTGGTGAAAAAGGGTATTGGTAAATTTATTAAAAAACCAATAAAAAGCAGACAAGCTAAAAAGTGGATTGAAAAACAAAAAATTGTCAAAGAGTTTATTGGAATAACTGCTGGAGATGGAACTATAATGGGGGCACCTGATCCAAAAACAGTTAAGAAACAAGTAGATAAACAAAATAAAGATTTAAAATATACAGATACATTTAGTTTACAATATCTTAAAGAATTTGTAAATAAACCTAAAATGAAAAAGGCTTTGAAAACATTAATTGATAAAAACGTATTACCAAAAAATTATGCTAAGAATATAAGTAAATTACAATCTTTTCTTACTCAAAACCCATTAGTAATGACTCAATTATTAAAATTACTTGGTGAAAATATTAATGAGAGTAAAAAAGAATTTGTAATTTGGGGTATTGCTCCTGGTAAGAGACACGAAGATATACTCTATACTAAAGCTAAATCACATATTGAAGCAAAAAAAATAGTTCAAATCTTAACTAAAAAACATGGTGTTAAGAATGCCAGAATACAAGTTTTAGATATGACACAAGATCCAAAAGATATTTGGAAAGCTGATAAATTATTTAAAGAGGAAACTTCAAAAATTAAAAAAGTAGTAGGAATATATGCGGGTAGATTTCAACCATTTGGACCTCATCATAAAAAAGTATATGAGTGGATGAAGAAACAATTTGATGATGCGTATATAACTACATCAGATATTAAAAAACCGCCAAAGCATCCAATGAACTTTAAAGAAAAAGTTCGTCATATGAAAAAAATGGGAATTCCATCTAATAAAATTGTTAAAGAAAAGATACCATATGTAGCAACTAGTGTATTAAAAAAGTTTGATAAAGATACTACTGCCGTAGTTTATATTTTTGGAAAAAAGGATGCCGGAAGATTGGCAGGAGGAACAAAGAAAAGTGGTGGAAAAACTTATTATCAAGATTATAAAAAGAATAAGAATAATTTAGAGGGACATTACAAACATGGATATATTTTAACCGCCCCACATTTTTCTATACAGGCTGGTGGAATGGAAGTAAGTGGAACTGCTATGAGACAATTACTTGGTTCACCAAAATATGCAGATGATAGGGAACGGAGATTTAAAAAATTCTTTGGTTATTTTGATCAAGGTGTTTATAATATGATGACTAATAAATTTAAAAAATTATTTGGTGAAGATATTACAATAACAAAAGAACTTATAAATGATTTTTTAGTAGAGGTTGATGTATCAAAATATTTGAATGAAGCTACTTTTCAGGCTAATGCTCCCATAGATGATGGACCAGCTCATTATTATAAAGGTTTTAGAGATTATAAAAAAGGATCTACAGCTTGGTTAGATTCTATCTTTAAAGAAACTGGATGGGTAGTTTTAAATCATATGCTTACTGATAAAGCACACGATCCTGCATTTGATTATACATTAAATTATAGATTTATGCCAACACCATCTTATGGGACGGTAGGAATAAAAGGTAAAAAGAGTGAACGTTCCTTACATAACAAGTATAAAGAAAGAATAAATTTCATATTGTCTGGTTTAGGATTTGAGGTTATTAAGTGGTTAGGTTTAGAAGATGGTGAAGTAAGAGTACAAGAACCAGTATTACCAGGTGCAGATGCTGAAACACCAAATACAGATTTAAAAGAATTAAAGTTGTTTTCAAAAGAGTGGTGGAATAAAGAATTGCTAATAGAAGCGGGACAAATCGATATATGGAATCCAGAATATTGGACGGATAAGTCCGTGAAAGGTCAACAAAAATATATAGCTAAACATGATACTTCGAAAGCAGTGGAAAAAGAAAATCCATCAGGTAAAAAAGAACGAGGTAATGTAGTAAAAACAAAACCATATTCAAAAGAACAAGCTGAAGAAGAAGTTGGTGAGTATTTTGAGAATGATGACGCATTTGAAGCAATGCCTAACTTGGCAAAAGATGAAGATGATTTAATTCAAAAAATTCAAGATGCTCCAGAAGAAGTTCTTTCTGATGATGATTTGAGAAATATGATTAATAGTGATGCGGGTGATGTTTTAAAAGCAGATAACCCAATGAAACACGCTCATAAAAAGGCAATAGAATATGATAAAAGTTGGGATTACATAACAAAAAGTATTAAAAGTGGAAAACCACAAGAAGCTCCAATAGCAGTTAGAGATAAAAATGGTAAGATGTGGTTATTAGCGGGTAATACAAGACTAATGGCACAGACAGGACATGGAAATAAAATTCCAGTTAAAATTATTGATTTTGATGGAGATATTAAAGTTCCACAACAAGAATCAATAAATGAAAATCTAAAATTGATTTTAGAAATAGATGAAAGGATGACATTAGAAGAGGGAGTTAAGTTTAATAACTTTCTTAAAGATTGGGCTAAAAGAGGAAAACAACCATTAGATAAAGTTAGAAAATCAATGATGAATAAGAATACTTTTTCGATTGCTAAATTAAATAAATTTAGTGTAGATAAAGTATTTGAGAGTGCTAAGAAAGGATTTAAGGCATATCAAAAAATTATGAATTATGTTCCTAATAAGATAGCACATAAATTATCACAAACTAAGTTTGGGCAAAAGAAAGAAAAGGCTTTAGTTAAATTAGATGATTATTTAAAAGAACATCCAAAACTAAAAAGAGTAATGGGTATAGGCGCAGCCGCAGCGGTAACTTATGCATGGACAAAGATGACTTTCATCGGAGACCCAGAATATGATTTAGATTTATCAGCAGCGGCATCCGCAGCGGCACTTGGTGATGTTTCATTTGCAAATTTATTTAGTGGTGAAATGGGAACTAAGTTCTTAGTATTAACTGCAGTGGGAGCAACAACAGGTTTGACTGCACCGTATGTAAAGGCTTTTGGTAGAGTTGGAACAATGGCTGCTGGTCTTTCATTTGGTGCTTATAGAGCATATAAAGCTCGAAAACAAAAGAAATCAGATGATGAAAAGAAAACGAAAACATCTGCACCAGATACCGTAAAGAATCCTAATCCAAAAGGTAGAAAGAAAACAGTTGGTAGAAAAAGTGCGATTCAATGGGTGGCTAAAAATAAGGGCGATAAGGCGGCTAAAAAGTATGTAAAAAGTTTGTCTGAAAAATTATCAATAGTTGAGGATTTAGATTTAATAATTGAAGGTGGAGCATATGGACATATGAATCATCCATTTGATGATAAAGATTTGACATTTTCAGATTTAAAACAGATAATTATTAATGGATTGGGTGGAAATCTTGATAGAGAAGATGGTGTTACAGAAAAACTTGATGGTCAAAATTTAATGATTAGTTGGAAAGATGGTAAATTAGTTACAGCTAGAAATAAAGGACAATTAAAGAATTTTGGTGAAAAGGCTATGACTACTAAAGGAGTAGCATCTAAGTTTGCAGGTAGAGGTGATATTAAAGATGCCTTTGTTTTTGCAATGAAAGATTTAAGTAAATCTATAGGAGCGTTATCGGACTCTCAAAAAGAAAAGGTTTTTGGTAATGGCAAAAGGTGGATGAATTTAGAGGTTATGTGGCCTAAGTCATCAAATGTTATAGATTATGATAAAGCTCAAATAGTATTCCACGGTACTTTAGAATATGATGATAGTGGAAATTCCATAGGACAGCCTAAAGGATCTGCAAGAATGTTGGCAGGAATGATTAAACAAGTTAATCAGCATATACAAAAACATTATAAAATTGGTAAACCACAATTTTTAAGTGTTCCTAAATCACAAAACTTTGATGCTAAGAAGAAAACTTTTTTAAGTAGGTTGAGTAAATTACAAAAAGAATATGCATTAAAAGATAAAGATACTTTAGCACTTTATCATCAAAAGTATTGGGAAGAATTTATTTTTAATGCAGAAAAACAATTTGGAGTAAAAATGCCAAATAAATCATATAAATCTTTAGTAAAACGTTGGGCATTTTTTGATAAGTCATATAAAATACCACAAATTAGAAAAGATTTTAAGAAATTTCCAGAATTTTTGGATTGGATATTAACTACAGATAAGGTAGATCATCAAAAAATGGTAAAACAAAATATGAGACCTTTTGAAGTTTTATTTTTTGCAGTAGGAACTGAAATTTTAAAAAATATTGGTGGATACTTAGCCGCATCTCCAGATGCTGCAGTACAAAAAATAAGAAAAAATGTAATTGGAGCAATATCTAAAATAAAAACAGCCAAAGATGTTAAGAAATTGGAAACATTAAAACAACAAATAAGTAAATTAAATTCCATTGGTGGATTAGATTCAATAGTTCCATCAGAAGGAATTGTATTTAAGTATAAAGGTAAAGTTTACAAATTTACGGGAGCATTTGCACCTGTAAATCAAATTTTAGGGTTATTAACTTTTTAGAGGTAATTATGTCAGGATATAGTAAAGAAAATAAAAGACAAAACGAAGCATTACAAAGCATTATTAAGGGGGGAGAACCTGAAAAACGAATATTTGTTTCAGGGGTTGATAATGAGTTTAAAAAGAAATTAGAAGAAAAAGATGCTATAGAGAAAAAAATAATAGATGAAAGAGAAGAGGTTTTTAAGGAAGCTAGAACGCCTTGGTTTTGTCCTAAATGTGATAGGATAATGAAAAAAAGAATTGATAGTCAGTATTATCGTAGATATAATCATTGTCTGGATTGTCAGGTAGAATTTGAGAATAAATTAGCTGTACAGGGAAAATTAAATGATCATATAGAGGAAACTGTTAAACAAAATAAAAAATCTTATCTTAAAGAAATGAAACAGTCTATTGAAGAGTGGAAAAAAGCTCCAGATACAGTTTCTTTTTTTAATCAGGTTAGACCAGATGGATATTCACTAGATGTAGAACAGTGGGAAGTAAATAAAAATAAAATTAATAAAGAAATTGAAGAAGCTGAAGAATATTTAAAGAAATTGGAAGAATCAATTTAATATATTTATATATTTATAAGTGTAGGATTATATACAACAGGAGAAGTTCATGTCAGACATAAAGAAACTTAGAAGTGTGGTACGAGAAGAAATTAAATCTATTATGGCAGAAAAACAGCCAGATGGTGGATTAGATAAACTTGATGTAAAATTACCAGCTCAAGCACAAAGATTTTTAGATAAGGCAGTTAGTGCTATTAAAGGCGCTAAATTAAATCGTAGGAAACAGATTGCAGCATTAGCTAAAATAATTGATGGTTTGGGGTTGGATAGAAGGGAATTAGCTAAATATATTACTAAAATAAAACGGGAGTTATAGCTTTGGGAAAAATTATAGCTCTAATTTTAGCTTTTCTAGGAATATCAGGCAAAGCATCATCCATAAAACGGGCAAAAGTAAAAAAGATTGATAAAAAATTAAAAGATTCAGTTAAGAAAATTAAATCTATCGATAAAACGATTAAAACAACAAAAAAAGAATCTAAAAATTTGAAAAATAAGGCTGCAGATATAGAAAAAGAAATAAAAAGTGTTAAAAAAGGTAGTAAGAAGCGTAAGGAAATTAAAGATTCAAAAGACGCTGAAGATTTTTTAAGAAAATTTGCAAAAAAATAGGAGTAAATAATGGCAACAGCAGTACAAGGATCATTTGTAGGGAGAACTAAAGCAGTTGAAACTACTCAAAATGCATATGGAGAAGTTGTAGAGACCGTATCCGCAAGTACAACATTTTCGGCAACAGGTTCAAATTTTAGTACGGCATTTATGGTGCATACAGGAACTAACTATACTTTGACTCCAGTTAATGGAAGTGGAACAATAGTTGGTGGTACTAATCCAGTATCGGCTAATATAATCCATCCAATTTCGTTGAGTAAAGTAGTAACAGGCGGTTCTACAGTCGTAACATTATTGAGATAATTGGATCTTTTTAATTATAATGAAATGGATATTAATATTATTAATAACTGTATTTTGTTCTGCTCAAGTTACGCTCACTGAGGAAGAATCAAAAAAAATTGCAATAAATGTTCAGAATTTACAGTTTGAAGTCGATTCGTTAAAAAATATTGTATTTGCACAATCTGACTTGATATTTAATTATAGGGAAATAGTGCGCACTGATAGTACTTTGACCGCACAGTTGGAAGAAAAGATTGAAATATTAGAGGGTGATACGGAATTACTTGAAAAAAAAGTTAAATTGGTTAAACCTTCTTGGTATGAAAATAAATGGTTATATTTTACATCCGGTGCAATTATATCTGCGGCGGTAACGTATACTTTTAATCGTATAACTAATATTCTATAACAATGAATACAGACAAAAAACAAATAAAAGAAGCTATTAGACGAGAATTTAAAAAGTGTGCAAAAGATCCTGTACATTTTTTAAAAAGATATTGTTATATACAACATCCACAAAAAGGTAAAATAAAATTTGCGTTATACGATTATCAAGAGAAAACTTTAAAAGAATTTGTTAATAAAGATTATAATGTTCTTTTAAAAGCTCGTCAGTTAGGTATATCAACACTTACTGCAGGATACGCATTATGGATGATGACATTTTATGATGATAAGAATATATTGGTTATTGCAACTAAACAAGATGTAGCTAAAAATTTGGTTACTAAAGTTAGAGTAATGCATGCTAGTTTACCAACTTGGTTGAAACAAAAATGTGTAGAAGATAATAAATTGTCATTAAGATATAAGAACGGGTCTCAAATAAAAGCAGTAGCAAGTTCTGAAGAGGCTGGTAGATCAGAAGCACTATCATTATTAATTTTAGATGAAGCTGCATTTATTCCTAGAATAGATTCAATATGGACTGCCGCATCTCAAACATTGGCATTAGGTGGTAGATGTATTGCACTTTCCACACCAAATGGTGTTGGTAATTGGTTTCATAAGACTTGGGTAGATGCTGAAGATGGTTTAAATGAGTGGAATATTTTAAAATTACATTGGTCAGTACATCCAGATAGAGACCAAGAGTGGAGAGATCATCAAGATAAATTATTAGGTCCTTCAGCGGCTGCACAAGAATGTGATTGTGATTTTGTAACATCAGGTCAGATGGTAATTGATGGTGTTATTTTAGAAGAATATAAAGTTAATCATGTTAGAGAACCAATTGAGCGGCGAGGGGTAGATAGTAATGTTTGGGTGTGGGAACCACCAAATTATTCAAAGGATTATGTAGTGAGCGCGGATGTGAGTAGAGGTGATGGATCAGATTACTCTGCATTTCATGTCATGGAAGTAGAAGAGTGTAAACAAGTAGCGGAATATAAAGGTAAGATTGGTACTAAAGATTATGGTAATTTACTAGTAAATATATCTAAGGAATATAATAATGCATTACTTGTTATTGAAAATGCATCAATTGGTTGGGCAGCTATACAACAATGTATAGATAGAGATTATGAAAACTTATTTTATATGTCAAAAGATTTACAAGTGGTAGATACACAAAAACAAATGTCTAATAAAATTTATAGACAAGAAAAACAAATGGTCCCTGGATTTACAATGTCTATGAAAACAAGACCATTAGTAATAGCAAAATTAGAAGAATTTTTTAGAGAGAAATCGGTAGAGGTTTATTCTTCGCGACTAATAGACGAGTTGTTCGTATTTATATATAACAATAATAGAGCAGAGGCAATGTCAGGATACAATGATGATTTGGTCATTTCCTTTGGAATTGCTTTATGGATACGAGATACCGCTTTACGTTTAAGAGCGGAAGGAATAGAATTACAGAAGAAAGCTATTTCTAGTATAACTATGAATCCAGCAATATATAAGCAAACTGATGAAAATGATTCTTGGCAATGGGAAGTTGATAAGAAAAAAGAAGATTTAACTTGGTTAATAAAATAAAGAGGAAAAAATGGCTGATACAAGCTTAAGAAATAGATTAAAGAGATTATTTTCAACTAACGTAATTGTTAGGAATGTGGGTGGAAAACGATTAAAAGTAATTGATACTAGTAAATCTCAATATATGCCAACTAGAGGGTTGATTGATAGATATAAAAAGATTTATTCCACTGGTGGCGCAGGATTATCTGGTTACTCAGATAATCAATTAGTTAAGTCGTTACGACTTGGGTTATTTAGAGATTATGAAGCAATGGACGGTGACGCTATACTTTCTTCTGCATTAGATATATATGCAGATGAATCTACTATGAAAAGTGAGTATGGAAATGTTCTTGAAATAAATACACCAAATGATCAAATTTTTAAAATTTTACATAATTTATATTACGATGTATTAAATATAGAATTTAATTTATGGCCTTGGGTAAGGAATATGTGTAAATATGGTGATTTTTATTTAAGATTAGATGTTGATGAACGTTTCGGTATTAGAAATGTAGAACCTTTATCTGTTTATGATGTAACTAGATTAGAAAACGAAGATCCAGAGAATCCAGAATATGTAAAATTTAAATTAGAATCAGGAACTTCTGGAGGGGCTGCGCAACATTCTATTAGCAGTAGGGAAGAAGAATTTGAAAATTATGAAATTGCACATTTTAGATTACTTTCCGATTCAAATTATCTTCCTTATGGTAAATCAATGATTGAAGGTGGTAGAAAGACTTGGAAACAATTATCTCTTATGGAAGATGCTATGTTGATTCACAGAATCATGAGAGCACCTGAAAAAAGAATATTTAAAGTTGATATTGGAAATATACCACCTGCAGAAGTTGATAATTATATGAATCAAATTATTGATAAGATGAAAAAAGCCCCCGTTGTAGATAAAGCAACTGGAGAATATAATCTTAGATATAATATGCAAAATATTACTGAAGATTTCTTTATGCCAGTTAGGGGTGGAGATAGTGGAACTCAAGTTGATTCATTACCAGGATTAACTTATGAAGCAGTAGAAGATATTGAGTATTTAAGAAATAAATTATTGGCTTCATTACGTATCCCAAAACCATATTTGGGATTTGATGAGAATGTTGGAGAAAAGGCAACACTTGCAGCTGAAGATGTAAGATTTGCTCGTACTATTGAAAGAATTCAAAGAATTGTAATGAGTGAATTAATGAAGATTGGTATTGTTCATTTGTATGCTCAAGGATTTACAGATGAAGAATTAGTTAATTTTGATTTAGAGTTGATGAGTCCTTCTACAATATATGAACAAGAAAAAATTTCACTTTGGAATGAAAAAACTTCTTTAGCGTCATCTATGATAAGTGATGGTTTACTTTCTACAGAGTGGATTTATAAAAATATATTTAAATTTACAGATGAAGAAATTAAAAAAGAAGATAATAAGATTGTATATGATTACAAACAAAAATTTAGAAGAGCTCAGATAGAATCTGAAGGAAATGATCCATCTAAATCTGGTGAATCACAAGGAACACCTTCAGATATGGCGATGGGAAGAACTGGACATGAATTAGAAAATGATGAATTAGGTCCAGAGGGTGGAAGTCCAGAAGGTGGCTGGGAAGGTGCAGGTAGACCCAAGGAACCATCACATTATAAAAAAGACAGTCATATTAGAGGCAGAGACCCATTAGGGGCGCATGAAAAGAAAAAACAAGCATCTAGTAATCCAAAATACGGTAAAATTATGGCTTTAGCACATTTGGATAAGCTTAAGAATACTTTAAAACGTAAATCTGATATAACCCTAATAAATGAAGTTGATGAAATAGATGAAGAGTATAAAGAAGATGTTAATAATAAGTAAAGTTAATCAATATTTAAGAAGTTTTATATTTATTTATGACAAACTATATTGGAGTGATTTATGTCTAAACGATTAAGACACACTAAGATTAAAAATACTGGTGTGCTATTTGAAGTATTGACCCGACAGGTGACTGCGGATATAATGGAAAATGTAGAGTCAAAGGCAGTAGCTTTGATTAAAAAGCATTTTCATAAAAATTCTGCTTTAGGAAAAGAGTTAGAATTATATAATATACTTACTACAGAAACATATAAGCGTCGTGATAAGGCTGATAGATTGGTGGACGCAGTAATTAAAAGTAGACAAAGACTTTCAAATAAAACACTTAGATCAGAAAAGTTTAATCTTATTAAAGATATTAAAGAAACTTATGATGTAGGTGCTTT